CAATGTTCGCATTGATACAGATCGCGCTCCGCCTGACCGCCTGACCGCCAATCCTTGGATTGCCAGCTTGGCAGGTTGGCAGTGTCAGTAGGTTATACGCTTGCCAGCTTGGCAGGTTGGCAGTGTCAGTAGGTTATACGCTTGCCAGCTTGGCAGGTTGGCAGTGTCAGAATACTTGGCAGTGTCAGCAGGTTATACGCTTGGCAGGTTGGCAGTGTCATACGGACAGGCTAAGAAGTTATCAGTAGGTCAAGTGGTTGACGAGTTAGCTGATAAAGCACTGAAGGGTAATTAACAGGAATAGCGTTTAAAGGCTCATAGGGTAGCCTAGGAAGCGCTTGGGTGTTCCAGCGAGTCCTCTGACTCCCATTCACCCGATCAAAGCCTTTTACGAGCACAGGGTTCCTACCTGTATATTCTTTTGTCCGAGTGAAGCCTTTTTCGATCATAGGGTTCTTACCTGTATATTCTCTTTTCCGAGTGAGGGTAATCGATCTATGCTTTAAGATGGTTTAATCTGACTAGTGGTCGCTTTTACGGCTAGGCAAGTGTAGTAGTTGTGCCCGGCAGGGCGGGCAACTACTACCTCTAGCCTTTTAGCACTAGTAGTGGTGGGTTTTATATATAGGCCACCACTACTACTTTTGAGACAGAGTTGAGACAGCATTATTCGCTATAAGAGTAAATGTTTTCTTTACCTTTTTCGGTCTTTAATACACTAACATTTCGGCTCTTTTTGATTAGATTTACCAGTTTATCTCGTGAAACATCCTCGCCTGTTTTCTTCTCAAGCTTCAATCGTAGGTTATTTAAACCAATAATCGAATGAGGTTTGAGTATTTCGATGAGGGAATCGGATAATTTATCGTTTAGCCTTTTACTCTCAATTGTCTGACCTGGCTTTCGAAGTTTGGGTTCCATATCGGGCTTATGGATAAAGTTCGGCCATGAGAATTCAACCACTTGAGTGGGAGGGGTTGGGAAGTCTCGCAGGGTAGCCTCGAGGACGAGGTGATTTTCCTCTTCGTGAGGGGTCAGGGTAAGGATGGCATCGGGATCGCGGGCAAACACGCCTGACCCTGATGCCCTGTCAATATGGTCCGTGTCAGACTTGTTTCCTTTTGAGAAGTGATGGGCATAGACGAATGAACAGTCGAGTCTTTCGGAGAACTTTTCCATACGGTTGACAATTTCCCCTATTGCACCGGCATCGTTTTCATCTGCTCCAGTTGCGAGCTTATAGAATGGATCGACAATTACGAGGTCGGGGCGGTGGTCCTCGAGGTCTTCGATGTGGTAGACGAGGTCTTCGAGGGTACGGGATTGGCCTCGGAGGGAGCAGTACATAAAGTTTTGGTTCTTGGGGTCATACTGGTCATTCGCATTGACCATCTCGGCTATCCGGCGGGCGGCAATGCGTTTCTTAAGTTCAAAGTCTAGGTAGATGACTTTGGAGGTTGTTGTGCGATGGCCTAACCAGGTTGATCCGTTGGCGGCGGCTAGGCCGAGGTGTAGGAGGGATAAGGTTTTACCTGCCTTCGAGGAGCCTGAGATAATCATTTTGGAGCCTTTGTGGAGGACTCCCTCGATCACCTGCTTGGGCATGGGATCGGTGTTATGGGTCATCATTTGCTCGAGGGATAGGAACTTGGGTGGAGGTAGAGGGTCATCGATTGCAATGGAATACGATGTGGGCGGCCCCTCCTGTTCAGTGTGATTATCGGTATAGGATGAATAATCGATCTTGCCTAGTGAGGCTAGGTATTTATCGAGTTTATCGGCTTTCGCCAATGTCTTGGGGTTTAGGTAGTCTTCTCTATTAGCCATAGTGTTTTGTTTTAATTAGAATTATAATGTCGGGTTTAAAAGTTTTGGAGTCGCGGATAATCAGGACGGATTTGGTATCATCCATTGCGTCGGCAAATTCACAGGCTTCAGCCAATGGAACGCCTAGATTAATAAATCGTCGGGCGATCTTTTTCTTGAGGAAGAATTTGTGGATCATTTAATCCTTCCAATAGATGATCGGTTGGGCGGCTGGCAGGTTAGCCTCTTTGCGGCGGGTTCCCCAGGGTAGCCGGCAAAGTTGGTTCATAAGTTTAAATCGTGGATCTCCTCCCAGTTTTTGGGATAACTCGAGGAATGCCTTCTTGTTACCTGGGGTCCACTTGAACCATGCATGGAGGGACTTACCTCCTGAGTTAACGATCATCTTGAGTTCCGCCTCATTCTCAAGTCGTTTGATCAGGCCAAGCTGTTGCTCGAAGGTCAGGGATGGATCATCTGTTTCGTGTAGCAGATATTTCCGACCGAGCACCTGTGCCTCTGACCGGTTGGTCGCTTGGGCAGGGAAAGTGTTATATGTTATAAACTGGTATTGGGAGAGGTCGGGTTGGGCGATCCAATCGGATACGGGTAGGAGTGCTCCCTTCTCGGCCACTTGACGCTGTATGAATATATACTCGGATGGATCGAAGAGTTTGCTGACCGCTTCGCCGGCATTCATTGGAATGGGGTCTGACTTAATGGTGTATTTCTCGAATAGCCCTGCTTCGCCTAGATTCTGTTCCTTGAGGGATGGATCGGGCTGAGTGACCTTGATCGGGTTGGAGGGTATGTGAGGACTATTGTGGCGGTCGTAGGCTCCCTTAACAGCGTTCCTGACCTCAAAGGTTTGATTAGGGCGATGTGGCACATCTTCAAGAAGTGATAAGACTGCCCGTTCCGCCTCATTACAATCATTCGTGTACCTGGTCACCACTAGGGCGAGTCGTAGGATGATATCATGGTGAGACAGTGTACCTGCTGGCAGATTCTCGAGGCATCTGCGAAGATCTCCTTTTAGGGTAGCCATTAGTCGGTTAGGTATTTGGCGATCTGCTCAGTGATTTTCATCATCGCCCCTCTTTCGATCCTGGAAATTGTCTGCTTGGCAACGCCAACCTTCTGAGCGATTTCATGCTGAGTAAATCCGGCATGATCTGATGGGACCGAGCGAAGCATTTGTTTCAGCTTCGCATCGGTTGCCATCTTACGGACGGAGTTATTCTGTCTCTTCTCCTTCGCCATCCACCGTTACCCACTTATCGATAAAATACTTTGGAAGTCCCGCCTCTGAGACATGGAGATCATTCTCGTCAGGCTCATGGCCCTTCCTTGAAATATGTACAATCTGCGTTAGGATTTCATGCCTGTTGCCCAATCGTTTAATCGCCCATGCTTCGTTAGGGAAGCGAATGTCATCGAATATGACTAATCGCTTGCCCAAGTGATCCTCGGCCTTTCGCATGGCAACATCGACCCATAGATTGGGGTAAATAGTTTCCCTGCCAAAGGAGGTTCCCAACTCCTGTAGCATCCGCCTGACAGTTATTCCATCGGGGAAGCCTGGTATCGGTTCCTCTTTTTTCTCCAGCCAAGCGGGATGCGGTAGGATTACCTTGAGCATCTCCTTTATGGGCGTGGCGAATGACAGAATGGCGGCTCCCTCGAATGATTTGGCGTAGGTCGTTTTACCTACACCCTTGGGACCGCAAAGGCCGATTATCTTAGGTGCTGGGTAGGTCATAGAATCGCCAATGCAAAGGATAATACGGTGTATGCGAACATGAGTACCGCCATGCCGAAAAGGATGTAATATATTGGGTGGAGTTTCATTAGGCCGCCTCTTTCTTAAATATTGAACCTATCGCCAATGCTTGAAAAAATGATTTTGTTTCTTGAGTAATGATTACTCCCCTAACTCTTTTTTCTCTTTTTCTTAACTGCTCTCTTTCCATAAATTTTCGCATAATTTGTTTATTTTTCAGTCGATTGTAAGTTTCGATTTTTGTTTGTTGGGTGAGCCAAATTTCATTATGAATCTGGCGTTCCATATGACTGTAGAAATCTAGAACTTTATGAAATGCCCTAGAGACATAATTATTATGGCATCTATCATTATCATAATTGAAATATGGCATACCCCTATAATGTTTCATTGTGTAATGTGTTCGCATTGAGTTGGATTTTTGTATTGTACTGAATGAAACACTAACTCGGTAATAACCTGGCTTCCTTATTACCCACGCTTGGTGGCGTACTGCTCCATGTCCTGTATACGGACACGCAAATGGATCATCTACAATTACCTCAATACAATTAAATGGATAGTCATCCTTTTCCCACAAGCTGTTTTTGAAATGCCGGTCTATGTCTTCTTGAGAGATATAAACCAATGGATCATAAGGACACTTTAGCCATGTGCTACTTAATTGGTATCGCAAAACTTGCCTCTCATGTTTTTTTAAACAATTATTTTGTAGTCGATATACAAAACCATAAAACTTTCTATAAGTCCTATCGTAATGTCTTCTATCTCTACAGTTGCGTCTATTGCGCTCGGATCTCACAGTTGAGTCAGTAATTGTTTCATCTCCGCCCTTGTTAGTTCCGTATTCTTACGAAATATGATTTTACCTTTTTGCACATAATACGGTAGTTCCTGTGGCTTTAGATCCTCCTGCAACTTACTATTTTCGATGTAAGCTTTTTGTTCCCGTAAAGTTCTTAAATTTCCCTCTCCAAATAATTGCGTTACTTGCTCAGTGCTTGCGTCAAGAGCGTTAACCTCTAAAACATCTCCGCCGGAAATAAGAAGTTCAAATTTCTCCCCCTCGAAGACGCGATTCTGCAAACTGTAGGGTAAACGCTTAACAATATTAGTCTTTTTGGCATCTGACATTCCGCCAAGAATTAACTTAGGATGCATCCACTTTCTGCCAATGGCCTCAAATTGTTTCCATGCTTTTGATGGTACAATATCGCTAAACTCAAGTTGCATTCTTTCTGCATTTGTCGAGTCCTGATCTATTGCTTGGACATATATTTCTCCCGCTCGTACAAAGCCATTAATGCCTGTGGTGATTGCTTCTCTGAACTGTGACATTAATTGTTCATTTGTTAGTATTATTTCTTGTATCATATCAGTAGTGGTTTTTAATCTCCCCTTCTGCCGCCAAGGGTAAGCCCTGGTAGTTTGGAGATTCTTGGGTTAGTAGTTGTAGTAAAAGGTCTAGTGCCGCCTGTCCCTCGTCCACGCCGACCTCGAGGCAGATTGAATCGTGGACATGGAGACAGACGGGCAAGCCGGCGGCCTCGATACGGATAAGGGCATCGGCGAATATGGATCGTGCGGTTGCCTGAACTAAGTTCTGAAAGAGTCTTGCCCCGTACAGTTTGACCGGCTCATATCCTCGTGTAGTCGAAGCATAGAGATCCCCGTTCTGCTCATGGGCATTAAAGTATCGGATAGGCACACCGCATCGTGTTTCAAAGGTAATACATTCAGGAGTCTCCTTCATCCATTCTCTGAATTGGTCCTCCATCTTTGACCAAGCGAGCATAACATCAGGATTCTGTGCTCTGTACAATATGACCTGTTCTGAGGCTTCACTTTCGGTCATATTTACGCCGAATGATTTTGCGACTTCTAGGAATTTCTTAGGCCCGCATCCATAGCCTAAGCCCAGCAGTCTTGCCTTGCACAGCTTTCTCATCTCAGGGGCAAGCTCGGCCATCGGTTCATCCTCTTTATAGAGTTTGGATGCTCGTCCATGAGCCTCGTAGATATCGATTCCTCCCCTGACTAATCCAAGGAAATCTAGATCGCCCACTAGGTACGCAATTACGCGCGGTTCTATCTGAGATAGGTCTGCTGAGACCAAGACCCGACCGGCGGGAGCCTTGAGGCATTGTCTTGCGGAGATATCACCGATTCCATCATTTGGGATCGCCTGGAAATTAATCACACCTCCACCGCTCCATCGTTTAGTGTGAGGAGCACCACAGTATTTTAATCGGGTAGGAACCCGCCGGTCGGATCGTTGACCCATCAGTAGTTTTTCGAATGTTTGGTTGGCCAAATTAGCCTTCCGCCATTCAGTTGTTTGTTTCGGGACTTCGTCCAAAATCTTTTCTGTCTTATCAAGGAACTGCTGACAGAGCGGGCCATCTATCGCCAATCCACGGGATGCAATTCGGCGGGTCAAAGATGACAGTAATCTCTCCTTTTCGGGAAAGCCGGTATCCAGTTCCTGATATACCCGCAAACAGGCTCGGCTGTCCTCGAGGGCATAGTTTATAAATGCCTGATTCGATTGAATCTCCTCAACCGATAACCCTGCCATCTGCTCACGGGCATCCTTGGAAAGTTCCTCGTTGAATAGTTCCTTGACTGCACCGGCAAGGGATCGGGGTAATTGGTGGTACGATGCCATGTCTGCTGTACAAAGCCAATCCGCTGGCATAAACTCGGGCATCTGTCCCTTAAAGATTGCGGCTCGAGCACAGACCGAATCAAACTCAGCATTATGGGAGATAAGGGTATGTCCATTTAATCGCTCGACCGGCAAGTTCTGTGGCTCCCCTACCCATTCAAATCCATCCTCCGTTACAATGGATACCAGGGTGACTCTGAAGTCAGGATGCTTGACATATCGGTCGAGTCCGATCTTGGCTACCGAGTATCGCTTGGTCCAATAGGTTTCTAAATCAAATGCTACGATCATGCGACTACCCTTAGAAGTGTTTGTGCGGACAGGATCGCATTCTCAAGGTGCGGATAAGTGGTCTCAGGAAGATCCCTGTCGATCTTTACCCGCCAGGCCATTTCATCATGGTCGAGCCAAATGTCCGCCTGTCTTGCTCCCATCTTTAAAATTATCTTTTCCCCTCGGGGAAGCCCCAGTCCCATTTTAATTTCCATCATAATCAGGTTGATTTGATTCGTATTTATTTATGGCGGCCTCCTCGATTAGAGCCTCCCGTTCTTCATCAGTCAGCCCATCATCATCATCGTAATCGCAGTAAGGCGATGAGAGCCATTGGTCGTATGGATCGATCATTTGTCTAATACCTTTCCAATCTGTTTCCCTATCCACTCAGCCACATTGACAGTAACTGCGTTGCCTTGCTGGCGGTATCTAGGTCCATCCGCCTGTTTGACCACCTTGCCGGTAGCCTTCCACTCGTTCCCCTCAAGGATCAGTTCCATCTTTACCGATGTCCAATTATCGGGGAATCCTTGTAACCTCTCGCATTCGATTGGAGTCAATCGGCGGACTGTTAGGTTTTCTCGGACAAGATTACCTTCCTTACCTCCTGCATTGCATGAAAGGGTGGATGCTTGTTGCTGCTCCCTTATCCTACTATCTTGGTTGTGCCATTCATAGGTAGCCACCCCCACGCCTTCCCCGCCTTGCTGGCTACGCAGAGTTACCGATACATCCTCGGAAGCCTTGGGGGTTATATCTCCGTTCCATGAGACTACTGAAGGTTCTTGTGGTTTATGAAAAGTTGCATGAGGCCCCCTTGAAACTATCGAAGGGCAACATTCTGTATTTCCTATGAAAGGGTCATATTTTGCGTTTACACCTTGGTTAAATGCCGCCCTATCAATAATTCCTGAGTCCGCACCTTGGGCAATTAAATCGGTTGCATCCTTATAGTCTCTGGACTTCATGCAACTCGCAGTCTCGTCATCTGGATATTCTCCAAATGCAGTCATTCGGTAGCCTCGGCCACCCTCTCCAACGCTTTCTGTAGCATCTCCGGCAGTTCCTTCCCCCGCTTCTCTGCTCGGCGCAGGATGCCCTGGCAAGCTCTCGGTGATAGCGAGTATTTCGTCAACGGATTCGCCTCCAAAATCTGAGACAATGAACACGCGCTTCCGTCTTTGGGCCACACCGAAATACTGGCTGTCGAGTAACCTCCATCCTGTTTCACAAGCCCCGCAGTCGAGTAGCTCTCGGATGCACCTTGCAAAAGCGAGACCATCATCTGCGCTGAACAAGCCGGCAACATTTTCTCCAATCGCATACTCCAACCGGCATCCTCGGGTTCGCAGTTCCCGAATAAGTCTAGTTGCCTCCCAAAATAATCCTGATCTTTTTCCATCTAATCCCTTTCTTTTACCGGCCACGCTCAAGTCCTGGCATGGAAATCCGTATGTTATAAAATCCGCATCGGGCAGATCATCCGCCGATACTTTCGATACATCGCAGAACAGGGGAACATTCGGCCATCTGTGCTTTAATACACCCGCCGCATTCTTGTCCCACTCCACTTGGGCAACACATTCATGCCCCGCCTGTTCCATGCCTAAATCGAATCCACCAACCCCAGCGAATAAGCTGATAAACTTAGCCATTCCCAAACCCCCTGTTCTTAATATCAAAGTCCCGCACAACTGGCATTTCCCGAGGAATATTGGTCCGGTACTTCCGTCCATTCTCATCCACCGCCAATTTATTCTTCGACCAAAAGTGTAACCACGCCTTTGTCATTTGCTCGTAATTTGGGAACTCTGTTTCCGTTTTTCTACGAACCACTTTCTCATGCCCCCAATTATCAGGACCCATGATTTCGAGGATCGTAGTTCTTCAGACTCCGCCAAAGCTGGCAGAGGGCGGTGAAATCGACCCATGCTTTGGCTAGGTCTTCGGGGCTGTAGCGAATAACTTCAAAGCGACCTTTCTCGGTACTAGATATGAAGGCATTTGCTCCATGCACTTCATGGTTCAATACTTTATCTTCGCCCCAGTATGCCGCGGCATATGCCGCAATCTGATGAATCTGAAAATCATATGCGGTTACCTTTTTTCCCTTTTGAGTCTTACGAGTTTTCCAATCAAGAATGAACATCTGATTGTCTTTCCCACGGCCTGCAATATCTACTGTTCCAGCATAGCCATGCTGTATGTTAACGAGAAGTTTCTCGAAGTCGATGAAGGTAAGATGATTTTCCTGCTTCCAATTAAGTGCGGGTTGGATGTATTCCAATAACTCATCAGGGATATGCTCGCCCTTCCAATAAGCCTCAATCGCATCGTGGACTTTGGTCCCGAAGTCTGCCGCTTCTTCAACAGGTTTCTCATGCTCAACTAAGCATCGGTCTGCATATCCTTCAAAACTTTCATCAAGCTTCGCCGGATTATTAAATGCTATGCGAAGTAATTGGTCCTGCTTCCATCGCTCTAACCCTGGTTTCGCAAACAGGCCGAGCAGGGTTGTAACCGATGGAAATAGCCCATGCTTCTTGGCATCTCGGAGAGTGGTATTTCGTTCCCCATCACCCTTTGCCAAGGGCACTGTATGCATCGCCTTTCCCTCTCGGGTGTACCAATGGCCCCCTCCCCCTCGCTTAGGTTTTGCTTGTAGAATAGCCACGGATTACCTCCTTCCCGCATCGGTATAAAAAGTATACCAGGTGGATGGTTCGCTTAATATAAATCATGTCTTAGCCAGTTCCCTTTCCACTTCCTCGACCACTCGAGTCGTTTCGGGATCTCCGACTGACAATCGATTATTCACGGTTTTTACAGCGTGAATTCCGGTCGCGTGATGCCGGTTGAACATTTTGGCCATTGCCATGTATGTCCTGCCTCGCCGAGCAAACCAAAAACTGATTTGTCGGGCTGTCGCAACCTTTCCCATCTTCCGCCTTCCCAAAATGTCTCGGGGAGTAGTACCGCAGACTCGAGCAGTTATTTCTATAATGCTTAGAAAATTTAATTTCATGTTAGAATATCGATGACTACTGCGAGCCATCCTATTATTAAAAGTATTATTGGGTTCATGTTATTTGGGGGGTAGTGGGGAGTGATCGGCGGAAAATTATAAAAACCGACCACCCCCCATGTGTTGTATACGATGATCAGAACGGAACGCTCTGTCCTGAAGATGGTTGACTAAACATTTGAGTTTGTGCCGGTGCCGGCTGAACTGCCTGAGGTTGCTCGACTGTTACTGTAGTGGTTGCCTGTGGGGCAGGTTGTGCGGGTGCAGGTTGTACGGTTTGCTGTACAACAGCAGGAGCAGGAGCCGGTGCAGGAGCAGGAGCCGGTGCAGGTGCAGGAGCCGGTGCAGGTGCAGGTGATCCGCCTGGAATGTTGAACTGTGAAGCCTGTGGAACCTGTGCCTCCATTCCTGCCATTACTGGGGTTACCGAAGTAATATCGGAGTAAGTTCTGCCCTTCTCTG